TGGTAGAAGCGTTTAATAAATCAAAAGAATATTTAGGCGATCGACTAGCTTTTACTATTGGTGATTTAGACACAGCAACAGGAGTTGGTAAATTTATTAATCTTGCAAGAACTGGTTTTGCTCAAATACCACTTTTAGGCTCTAAATTAAAAGGTGTGACAGCAGAGCGATCAACAGAATTATTTAATTTATTGGGAGACTTTTCTAAAAAAATGGGACAAGGTTTGGATGAAGATACTCTTGCAAGAAAGATTTTTGAACAATCAAACAAAGCTTACAACACTTTTAAAAAGACTATGAAAAATCTTTCTGATGAAATAGTTCAAGCAGAAAAAGCTGTTCCTAATAAAGGAAAAGTTATTCCTGTCAATAAGATGAGAGGTTTTTTAGAGGAATATATTACTAATTTTGAAAAACAATACGGTAAGGGAGTAACGAAAACAACTGATCCAGGTTACAACGAATTTTACAATTTTGCTCAAAGATTTTTAAAGATATATCCTCAAAACGCAAAGATAAATTACTCTGGTTGGAAAACCATAATGGAACAACTAGAAAATGCTGTAACATCTTCCAAAGGTAAACCAGGAACAAACAAAGCAACTTTAGGTGAATCTTTTACTCAGATGAGAAGTCTTTTAGATGATGCAAGTGCTGAAGAATTTTTAAAGAACTTTCCAAAAGAAGAGCAAGGTATAATTAGAAGCTATATTCAACAGATAAAAGATTTTAGACAAATATACACAACAGCAAGAGAGCCTTTTGAAAGAGTTGTGGCTAATCAAATTGAAAGTGTTGATGATATTTTTACAGCTTTAAGTGGTAAATTTAAAGGTGAATCAAAAAAATATGTAGATGAATTAGTAGCACCCTTGCTTCGAAGAATGACTCCTTCAGCAGTCGATGATTTATTAAAAATTACTGGTGGTGATAAAAAAATAGCAGGTGAATTAGTAAAAACTTGGTTTGATGACGCTGTGGCTGCTTCTACGAGAAACATTAAAGAATCAGGTACCGATGTTTTAGATACAGGTAAATTAATGACTCTATTAGGTTTGGGTGGAACTGGTAAAAAATCAAGAGGAAAAGCTTTCAATCAACTCATAGATATAATGAATGAATCATTACCAGAGTCTCAAAGACTACCTGCAAACTATGTCAGTGATATTTTAGATATGCTAACAAGACAACAAAATATTAATATTCCAGCAACAGGAACATTCTTAAGAAGAAGTATTGCTATTGGTGGTATGGGTGGTGCGAGAGCAATTACTAATAACCCTATAGCTAATATATTTAAATACGTCTTAGGTGGTCCCTTAGGTATAGTTGGTTCTGTTATTGGTGTTAGAAACTTTTCTAATTTTTTAACAAGTCCAGATACTTTAAAATTCGCGATTCAAGGTTTTGATTCAACCTTACCGGCTATAAAAAGAAAAACTGCTTGGACTCAATTTTTTAGAGCAGCAATGGGGGAACTAGAACAAAGAGCAAAAGATACAGCTTTAAACACTGAATTAAGAGCACTGGATCCAAGTCTTGATCCAGTTAATGTTGAAAATGCAAAATCAAAAATTAAAAGTTTGTTAGATAATATTCAATTATTTGAAAAAGATACTACGAAAGAACCAGATGTTATTGATGAAATTATTCAACAAACAGATAATTTTAAAACACCTGAGGATCAAAACATATTTTTAGAAGAATTAAAAAACATAGAAGATAGCACTAAAGATTCACTACCTTCTCTTCCAGTTCCTTCAGGAGGCACGGTCACCTTTTCAGAGCCTCAGGTTAGTAGAGGTGATACAGGTATTGACGTTATTGCTCCTATTGAGATACCTAAAATAGATGTAGCTTCAATCGGAGGAGGACAAATGGGTGGAATAAATCCACAAATAATGGCAGGCTTAGAATCCGTAGGCCTACCCTTGTTCAATGCTGCTGAAGGTGGTATAGTCGATCTCTATGAGTCAAAAAAATTTAAAAAACCACAGGTGGTAGCATAATGGTTAGGAAAGCTCCCAAAGGATTTAAAAATAAAGCTAAAGGTGGAAAAGGTAAAAGCCTTAGTAAGAAAGCCATTAGCGACATAAGTAAGGCTACTAGGTTTGCAGAAAGTATTGGTAGCGATAAAAAATTTAGTGATTTAGCTAAGCAATATAAACAATATGACGTTAAATACCCAGATAGACCACCGACCTTCAGAGCATCTTATGGAGACGAAGTAAATAAAGTAGGAACTCCTTTAGCTTCCACTTACTATAAAGATCCAGTAACAGGAGAAGAAAGATTCTTCACTGCTCAAGCACCAACTTTTAAACAATTAATGGGTGATATCGGTAGAGGATTATTCTCAGGGTACAACACTCTTTCTTATGATCCTAATGCTGGTGGTATTCCGACTACAACAGGAGGACAAATTGTTCGTCGACAAGGATTATTTCCATTACTTGCCAATAAAGCAATGTCTGGAGAATTTGGACTTATGGGACTTGCTAAAGGTTTATATGATAGATTTAAAAGTGGAACTCAACAGGGAATAGAAACTGTTGGTGGTCTTTACGATAATTTGAGATCAGCTTTCAGCGGTCAGCCGACCGTGAATTACGGTGGAGGGAGTACTATTACAACTACTACCAATCAACCTGTAATTGATTTAACACCTGCCTCGATTGAAACAGAGACACTTCCCTCTATGGATTTAAATAGAAACATTGGAAATGAGAGTGACCAATCAATCTTTGGTATAACCAATACAGGTGTTCCTTTACCTTTTTTAAGAAGTACTACCGATCTTCCTTACAATAATATTAGCTCATTCAACCCAGATACTTATCAACCAGGATATCTTCCTGAGGGTTACTCTAATGTGGGTGTTGCTCCTATTATTCCTGAGTACTACCAACCTAACAATACTTTAGGTAATATTTTTCTAAATAGTCAGGGGTATGAAGTTCCTATTTCAAATGATTTGATGAGTAAAAGAAGACCACCAAGTTATTTAGAGCAACAAGATAATTATTATTATCAGAATAGACTTCAATCATTACCAACAGGTCAACAATATTATTATGCAGATGCTTCTCAACAAGACATAGATCGAATAAATAAAATGAGACAACTTAAAGGAATGGATCCTCAATCAATCTATGATATGAGAGATATATTTCAATTAAGTCCTGAATTAACCCTAGAAGATATTCAAGGAATTAAAGAAGGAACAATAACTCAACCAACAGGAATTTTTGCAAAATACGGAGGAAGTGTAGACAAATACGCTGGTTTAGGTTATAAACTTAAATAAATGAAATTAATTCAATTTATTATAAATATATTTAAAAGAAAGGTAGAGAAAGATCCCCACGAAGAACACTGGGGAATAGGTGCATCATGATAAAAATTACAAAAGAACTTCGAGCTAGGGTTATCGCCCATGAAGGAATTGTCGACGAATTATATTTAGATTCATTAGGAAAAGCCACTGTGGGCATCGGCCATTTGATACAGCCACATGAGAGAGATAGATTTCCAGAAGGAAAAAAGATTTCTAGAGAAGAAATAGATGAGTTATTTGATATCGATATTAACAGAGCCGCGGCAGGCGCTGACTTATTAGTTGAAGAATGTATTGGAGTCGGACTTGAACTACCTCAACATATTGGTGAAGTGATCGTGGAAATGGTTTTTCAATTGGGAATTCAAGGTGTTAGAAATTTTAAGAAGATGTGGAAAGCGATGAGAGTGAAGGATTGGAAAACAGCTTCACTGGAAATGAAAAACTCCAGGTGGCATTCACAGACACCGAAGCGCTGCGAATCCCTTGCTGAAATTGTAGCTAATACCTAGAGAGTTCTTCTAATAAAGTTTGGAAAGCGACCTTCTTGTTTAAAGGTCATATAAGCTGCATACCAATCATTTTTGTATTCTGCTTGACAGAATTGTTTAATGGTTTCGTCTTTGTCTTCCTTTACTTTAAAGAAGTTTAAAAAGTGATCCATTGATCTTTTTGTTAAATTAAACATTTTTATTTTCTCCTTGTGATAGATGTTTTATCCACATCTTAAAAAAAGAGAATTGTTGTTTTCGCACAATAGATATGATAAATTAATAGTTAGAATGATAACGACACAATATACAAGGAAGGTAACTTTGATGTATGTTGCAAAAAGTTTTTAGATTTAGTGGCCCTTGCAAAAACATTATAATTTATTAACAGTCGTTATCGTTCTTTTTAAGCCACTCCGTCAACTGACAGCATCTTTTCTAACTTATTCAAATACCATTGAGCTTTCCTGATATCTTCGATACCATTCTTTTCACGATGTCTGGCCAGATATTTCCATATCTGACCTTTCAAATACCCAATAAACTCATCCTTTGTTAATTGAGATTCAATCGCATCGATTGTTTCAATAGTTTTATTTTTATAATAGTTAGGATTAATTTTATCACTCATTTTGCTTCTCCCCAATTATTACCAATAGCGACGTCAACCTTAGACGGAACACTCATTTCTATCGTATTCTCCATAATATCAATGATTTTTCTTTTTGTTTCTGGATCATCTTTAATACTGATCGCTAATTCATCGTGAATTTGAATCATTGGAGTAATACCTTCTTTATCCAAGTCAATCATTGCTTTCTTTGTTTGGTCAGCAGCTGATCCTTGAATTAATCGATTTAAAGCTTTATAGGTCCCTGATCTTTTTAAAGGAGTGTATTCGCCATACTCTTCTTTCGCTCTATCCAAAGGATATGCTTTATAAGACCCAAATGCTTTAGGTTCCCATAATTCAAAACGACATCTTCGACCTAAGAAAGTTTTAACAGCACCTCTTTTATTTGCATGATCGGAAACTGCGTCAGCTAACTGTCGAACAAAAGGAACTCTTTCATTATATTGTTTAATCAAAGACTTTCCTTCTTCTGGATCAATACCTAATTGATCAGATAGTTTGCCTACACCCATACCGTAAAATAGCCCTAAATTTATGGTTTTAGCGCTCTTACGAGGTATGTTTCCAATCTCAGCCATGATTGTGTGGAAGTCTGTTTCTTTGTCTTCGTTATAAGCTTTGACAATCTTTTCAGCACCTTCAAGCTTCACGATGTTCGCATAGTGGCTCACGAGTCGTGGCTCTTGCTGAGAGTAGTCAAAAGAACCCCACTTCTCTCCTTCTTCAGGTAAGAATAATCCTCGAACCAAAGAACCAATTTTAATATCGGACTCAGCGTCATCTTTAGCAGGAATTTGCTGAAGGTTAGGGTTAGAATAACTAAATCGACCTGTCAGCGTACCACCGTTTTCTGTTCGTAACTGATTAATATTCGCATGAATTCTTCCGTTATGCTGATACTTTTCAATCGTATGGAGGAACGTGGTCCGTGCCTTGTTGAAGTTTCTGGCCTGAACAATTGCTTTAGGAACAGGGTGAGGATGAAACTCTAAGAAGTTTTTAGTAAAACTAGGATTACCCTTATCTGTTTTTGGATAATCAATTTTACATTGATCAAAGACCGTCGCAATAGAACGAGCAGCCCAAATATCACACTTCAAATTAGTTTCTTTAAAAACAAAATCTAACAGTTCATTTTCTCTTTTAATAAAAGATTTCTCTGCTTTCTTTAATTTTTCTAAATCAACTCTCACGCCTTTCTTTCTCATCTTCATGAGAATAGGAATTAAATCTGTTTCTAAATCAAAAACAGTTTGTAAGTCTTGTTGAGTAATTTCAGGTTTTAGTCGGTCCCATAGCTTTAAACAAAGAACAGCATCTTGTTCAGCATACTCACCTACATATTGAGAAGGTATTTTAAACATCTCACTTTTAGGATTAACACCCCATTGAGCAGCAGTTTCATTTAAAAGAAATTCATTTTTACTTTCAGCTAAATATTCTTTTGCCACTGCGTTCAGTGAATAGCTATATTTGTTTTCATTAATCAAAGGAGCCGCGATCATCGTATCAATAATACGACCATTCCACTTAACACCTTCAGCTTCTAACCAACCAAAGTCATAGGTGGCGTTATGGGCTATTTTCTCTCCTTCTCCAGAGAGCATTTCATTTAGCCAGTTAAACACGACTCGTGGATCGTGGTTAAATCCTGTTTCATGTCGAATAGGATAATATCCTTTCCAACCGTCGACAGCGATTGCCACACCAATAATTTCTCCGTCATTGGTCGCCCACCCTGGACCTTTATCCATGATGTTCGGATCTTTTGTTTCTAAGTCAATTGCAATTTTATCTGCATCTTTAATGTTTGGGAAATCCATTGGTGGAACCCATTCTGATTTAGGTTTAAACATACCTATTTGTTTACTCATATTCTATATGCCTCTCTAGACTGTGGTGTTATAATGTAAAGGTTTTCTTTAGCCCTTGAAAACGCTACATAGAAAAGTCTATGCTCATTAACAGGATTAACCCTGTATTCCTCATAAGCCATTTTTCCTATATCTAAAGACACAACAACATTATCTGCTTCACCACCTTTTTGTTGATGAATAGTCGATAAGGTTACACGTGGCTCTAGAGCTAAGTTCTCACCCCTTGTTTCTAAGTTTTCTAAATACGCTTTAGTTTCAGTATTGATTGTCGTCATTACTTCTGCCCAAGGCGTACCAAACTCAGCTAGTAATCCGAAATCATCTTTTAAATTATTAAAAGATAACTTCTTATCTGGAAAATTCTTTCGTTGTTCTGCAATAAGCTTTTTATTACCTCGAGCAACAAATTCTTTTCCCAAACACTTGTAAAGGTTTTCGATCAAACGAATAGGAACTTCATTAGTCTCCGACCTCATTAAATCTTTCCAAGTTAAAATCGCATTTCTTTCTTTAGTACCAATTGAATAACGATATTTACTGTCTTTCAACTTGACTCGAAAGAAAACATTTTTCTTTCTCATTACTTCTTCCATGTCATCACGAATTGTTCTTGTACGACCCATTAACAACCAAGAACCTTCATCCATATTTAAATGAAACATTCCTCGAATAAATTCAACAGAACCGTCTCGATTAGCAGGAGACCATTTAATATCTCTACTGGATGCAATTTGTTCTTCGACTCGATTAACAATCTCCCAAACTTTTTTAGGAACTCTTTTTGATTCATCTAAAACAATTAAGTTTTTAGCTTCTTCTTTAACT